ATGATTGACTACTTCTGGCCCAGTCTCCTCAAATTGGGGTTTGTTGTATCGATGGTCACACCTATTATTAAGGCTTCTAGGGGTAATCAAAGCAAATCCTTCTATACAGACTCCGCGTTTCGCGCGTGGTATGGAAATGGACAATCTGGTTGGCGTATCAAGTATTACAAGGGTTTGGGTACCTCAACTTCTGCGGAGGCTAGGGAGTACTTCAAGAAGATTGAAGACCTTACCGTGAAGTTTAATACAGATGTAATGTCTGATAAATCTATTACCTTGGCATTTGACAAGAAGAAGGCTGATGACCGTAAGACATGGCTTCTGGAGAGTACCGCCAAAGAAGCCAATGAACTTGAAGTACCTTACGGTAACATTAAACAGTTGGGGATCACCGACTTTGTTCATAAGGACCTTGTGAACTTTAGCCTTGCTGATCTCAAGCGATCAATTGCTCATGTGGCTGATGGACTCAAACCATCACAGCGTAAAGTTATGTACGCATGTTTCCAGAAGAATCTCCGCAACGAAATGAAAGTTGCTCAACTTGCCGCCTTTGTGGCTGAAAAGTCTGCCTATCATCACGGTGAAGTATCCCTCGCTGATACAATTGTAAAGTTAGCCAATGACTATACAGGCTCAAACAATTTGAATCTACTAGAGCCATGTGGACAATTTGGAACACGACTGATGGGGGGAAAGGATGCTAGCCAGACGAGATATATATTTACACGTCTGATGCCTGAAGCGAGGAGTGTATTTGATCCCCGAGATGACGCAGTTCTTACTTATTTAGACGACGATGGTCGCTCTATTGAACCAGAGTTCTATATGCCTACTATACCTATGATCTTGGTGAATGGAAGTGAGGGTATTGGAACTGGGTTTTCTTGTTATGTACCCCCGTTTAACCCAAAGGATATTCGGAACAATATCCTCAACTTCCTTGGTGGTAATCCTATCAAAAAGATGAAGCCTTGGTTCAGAGGTTTCAAGGGAAAAGTTTTTGAACAAGATGACGATTCATGGATGACACAAGGTGTATGGACTAGCGTCGGAAGGACGGTTAAAGTGACCGAACTCCCTCCGGGGCGTTGGACCCAAGATTACAAAGAACACCTTGATACCCTCGTTGAAAAGAAAATCATAAGCGGTTTCACAAATAACAGTACAACTGAGAATGTGGATTTCTTGATACAAGATTATAATGGCAAAGATGCCGTTAAGGATCTCAAACTTCAAAAGACCATTCGCACTACAAACATGCATCTCTTTCATCCATCCAAGGGTATTTGTAAGTATAATTCTGCAGAGGATATTCTATCAGACTTCATTGGACTTAGAACGGAATACTATAAAAAGAGGAAAGATCGCCTCATATGGGAAACTCAACTACGATCCGATGTATGCAGCGAACGTGCACGGTTTGTCAAAGAAGTTGTAAATGGTGAACTCATAGTATTCAAACGGAAGAAGCAGGATCTTGAGAAGGAATTGAGTGAAACTTTCCGCCAACTTGATGGATCGTACGATTATCTCTTGCACATCAAGACTATTGATTACACAGAAGAACGAGTGGAAGCTCTCCACAAAGAAGCTTTACAGGCCAGACAGGAACTAGAAAAACTGAAAAAGACGGACCACATTGACATGTGGATAACCGACATTAAAAATATATAGACATGTATTAAGATGCCCACTTCAAGTGGAGCCGCCGTGTCTCTGCATGCCATTGGCAAACAAGAGTCATACATACATAGTGAAAATCTAGATCAATCTATTTTTAATTACAACCCTAAGACACATTCTCATTTTACAAAATTTCATAGAACTACAGTTGTCAACAAATCACCAACTTCCCCAACATGGCCATTCAATGAACGCATCAAAGTAACCTTCAATCCACAGAATATGGGTGACCTCCTTAGTAATATGTATGTCATGATAAAACTCCCAGGTCTAACTCAGGATAAGAATTATTCGGATCAAGTTGGTCGTCATCTTATCAAGTCCGTGACTATGCGTGTAGATGAAATAGAAGTTGAAAAGATTTTTGATGACTGGATGGTTATTCACGATGAGTTATATTTAGAAGTATCAGAGAAGGTTTCTAACCGTTTCATTCTTAATCGAATGTTGGGTTTCGATACTTCATCTGCACAACGTGCTTATGCGTCATTAGATTCAGAAGTTATCATTCCTTTACCATTTTTCTTTTCACGTAAATATTCAAGTGATGAATATCTGTCGAATGAACCAAATAGACCTTTCTTCCCCCTATGCGCCGTTCATAAACAAAAAATAGAATTTGAATTTGAATTCCACCCACAAAACTTTTTTACAAACTCCGTTGACACAATTCAACTTGAGAACTTTAAAATTATAACTGAAGAATTCACTATTGACCCAGTTGAACGTCTTTATCTAAAAAATAAAGAATATACGATGATTACAGATTTGGTTAAAAAACATCCAACTATCGAAACTCTACCAGGTGTGGATACTGTACAGACGAATCTTGTTCCAAATAGTCGTGTTAAATCTATTCATTGGTTTTTACGAAATACTCTATTTGAAGATACTTCTATCAGTGCATTACCAGATGAATTTGATACGTACGAAATTCGCGTGAGACAAGTAGCTACAGCAACCGCTTCTTTTACACTGAAAAATTTATCTTTCTTTACAGCCTTAACACAGGGAGGTGTAACGACGTTTTCACGTGTTAATTTTTCAGATATACCCGAGTTATACCGAAATGGTACAACTGAGACAGTAGGTCACCCGTTTTCGACTGAATACAACATCATACAATGGAATAACCCTACAACCAGTAGTTCCCCTATTATCAAAGTGAAGGTACCGGCCAACTCGTTCATAGAGAAATTTACATTTGAATACTATACTACCGATTCTTCTAGAGTAATCTCTGGTAAACGTTACACAAACATTCCGGGATTTGATATTGTAAAAAACGGTGTTGAAAATCCTATATTATTACCCACAGATCCTATTTCTGATTTTGTGTCAGATACAGAAAACACGTTTACACAGTCTTATAGTATTACACTCGACACAACTGTATTTCGAGTTCCTGATGCAAATTTTTCCGATTATCACTATCTTCAAAATAGGTTTAACTTCTCTAAGAACCCTGATTTCGACGAGGCATTCAGCTTTTTTAATCCTGTCATGAAAAAAGCGAAATTTTTTATTCAAGGTGTTGATTTACCAAATATTTCAAGTACGACTGATGGGTACTACAAATACATGGTTCCATACCAAAAGAGATTATCAAGACCTGTGAGAAATATATATACGTATTCATTTTCGATGAACCCTATTAATGTAAATCCCTCGGGTAGTTTAGATTTCAGTGAAATTCAATCTGAGAAGACTAAGATAGAATTGAAATTGGACCCAGGACTCACTGATGTATACACCCTTTACATATATTATACCGGGTATCAAACTTTTAAATTCGATAAGGGTTTTATGTCACTCGTTTACTAAAGAGTGTATCTTTGTGTTTGGAGATGTAATCGATAATACGATTTTTTATACACCATTTGATGAAATTCAACTGAGCAATTGTCGTTTGGATTTCATGAGATGTACCCGGAATAGCGTAAGTAAACTTCTCCGAACGTGCAAAAGGGTCAAATAGTTTTTTGCTATATCCATCTAAACTAGACTTGTAAGCACAATGGACAGTGAAGAGACGTCCATTGGTAGTAGTGTAAGAAGTCTGATGTTTCTTAGCGTAGTTAGTAATAAACCATTCGATATTTCTGAGTGAAATACCACTGGTTTTGTCTAGTATACTCATTAAGATTGTTTTATTCTTGTCATCAGAATAGAACTCATTTACAGAAGATAGCAGAATATATGATTTACTCATCCCTTCTATAACATAGAATTGAAATCTATAAGCCCCTTATTTTCTGAACCGAATGACAGAACCGAGGATGAGTCATCAATCATTTCAACAGTGTCCCTCTTTTTAAACTGATTGAGATGGTGTTTACAATATCCGTTATATTTTCCAATCATATTGCATCTCGTACCATTTTTCTTCAAACCCCTACATGTATTATCTTCTTCATTGGGAGCATCACGTAGAAGAAGTTTATATGGTACATGAGGGTAATTCATACTTATCACCCGTAAATAGTCACTGTACGAAATATGTAATTTCCTTATCGTTTCTTGATTTTGATTCTGTGCCCCGATAAACTCTTCACGCATTTGTTTGATTACAACTTTGTGTTCATCTTTTATACGACGTGCGTCGTCGTTGTGAGATGATCTTTGTTTTTGTAATTCTTCTCTATGTTCCTCATTCACTTTCTTGATGACATCTTTAACATCTTGTTTATTAGATAAGAAGTTCTCTTTGTATTCCTCTTTTACCTTTTTCAGTTTTTCATTAAATTCTTCTCTAATCTTCTTAGTTTCCAATAACAGTCTCTTTTTTACTTCTTCTTCGAAGAGACCCTGTAACTTGTCCATCTTACCCTCCTATCAGTCGTAGTTTTTAAATAGATGATCAATTGATACTTTATCTTCTCTCGTGGTCTTAATACGTTGACGCAAATCTGCCACCTTTCCATCTGTGTCAATGTTTAGTTTTTTACACTCTTCTATGAGTTGCTCCTTTTTCATACCACTCAACGCTGGTTCTCTCTTTTTAGGTGGAGGTTTATGCTGAGCGATCAACTCTCCGAATATTTCATTCTTAGGATCTTTTACCAATGGTTCTAACAAATCACAAATTGGATTCAAGAACTTGTTAGTAAAATAATGATGATAGTCTATTGGAATATTATTCTCTTCAATAAACACTGGATCTTCAGCCTTCTCATAAGCTTTTGCTCGTGGGTTATCCGTCTTTACAAGAATATAAGGAACCCGATCTCCACTCTGTGGCTCAGACCCTGGTTTCCTTTCTCGCATCTTATCTCTCACTTTTACATGAGATAGGTTATTGTTTTTGTATGAATCACCGAGCTGCTGAGACAGTACAAGTTTTTCATTAGATACATCACCTTCAAGAAGATTAATCGCTCTCTCGAGAGCTAACTGTTTAGCTGGTTCTGGATCACTACTCTCCATTACAACATCGAGCAAATCCTTACAAACTTCTCTCACAAATTTCGTATTATCTCTACGAACAACTTGGAGACCCTTAATATCAATATAGTCCATGTTCATATTACCATCCCTACCCTTCGTCCATAATTTAGCAGCGTAACGTTTCTTAGAGTACAGGAAATAAGGCCAGTATACCTTCTCAAGCTCTAGATTGTTAGGCTTTTTGAAGAGTGCACTACACTCATCCGCTGCACGTTCACCAATTTCCCAACTATACTCAATAGCTTCTACACCAGTTCTTCCGCCTACATCAAATTCTACCATAACAGAATCCGTGTCACCATAACGCACCTTTGCACCGGGGAAGTTTTTCTCGACGTAATTCTTTGTTTCTTCAATCATACTTCTTCCCTTGTATGTGGTTGTGGAAGCGATTGGTACACATGGCAAAATACCTTTACCCGCACCAGTAAAACCATATATCGAGTTCATTGAGATTTTATACGCCAACTGTTTACCATTGTAGATTTCTTTCATAAATCCCGTGGCTGCAGCCATGTCCCTCTTGGCCTGTTTACGGAACTCCTTAAGCTCTGAAAGAATTGCTGGTAAAAGACTAGGTACATCTTGTGCAAACTTGTATGTACGTCCGTTTAGTTCAAACTTTTCGTATGTAATACCTTCGATATTTCCATACCTCCTTTCATCCATTACATAAGTAGAGTAGCATAAATTATGTGCCATCATGATACTAGGATACAGTGCTTCAAAATCAAGTGCAGTGATAGGTGTGTAATATGCACCACTTTGTGCTTCCAAAACAGTAGCACCTTCATAGGGTTCAGGGGGTAAAGCACCGTAACGAATAGTAGGAACCATATATCCAAGCTCACGAGCTTTCTTTGTAAGCTGACTGAATACCTTAATCTGTTGCCCACGTTCAACCAAGAATGATATTGGTACCCATGTGGCTTTAGCCATCTCCAATAAATTTAGAAGTATACAAAGCCTCTTAGTAAGTCTATGAGGAAGAAGTGTATCCTTGATACAATATTCAGCAACTTCTCGAAGCTTGACTGGATCTCCTTCTACAAATCGAGCAAACATCTCACGAGGAGGCATATCGATCTTTTGATCACCGAGGTATAGTTTAGATACGTTGTTTAGTTTGTAACTATCAAGTTTGTATCCTTTTTTAACTTCATGGAAGAGATCAAAAATAAAACGACCAGGCATAGGAAGAAGCTTAAGCATGTTGTCACCCAAAGCACTCGAAGAAAGACGCTTGTATACCATTCCCGAACCAGTTGTCTTTTGCTTTGGTCCCTGGTAGGTTTCATATTTCTTCAATTTTCCTAGATTGAAGAAAGAATCCGAGCATTTGTTCTTAATAGCACGTTTATATATATACTCAAGATCGAAACCGAATATATTCCAACCAGTCATAACATCAATATCTTCCTTAATCATGTAAGTTCTGAACGCTTCCAACATTTCTAGTTCAGTGTCGTAACTATAAATGTTACAACCTTCGAGATGAGGATCGGTCTTTTTAAAACAAAAGCATGTTTTATCATATGATTCATCGGATCCCATCTTACAAAGAGACAACGCAATCTGAAAACAAGCATCACCATCAATATCGGCATCAGGAAACTTACCTGTAGAACTGTTAGACTCGATATCAATAGATGCAACTACAAATGGTGCCACGTCATCTCTTTTAACAGGCTTCAGGGTTTCCCAGTCATTACAGAAAAGATCAATATCAACGTGAGCCAAATCAGAATATACACAATCACTACCAGTATCAAGCCACCCAGTTGATTGAATTTCCGTTCTATGCATCATTCGAAGAATAGGATCCAAATTTGATTCATAGACCCTCAGGGGAAATGGACCATTAGAAAGAATCATTGGTTTCTTCAAAAAATAATCAATCTTCCTTCGTAGTGCCAAGTTTGAAAACGTGACTCGCATAAATAAAAATTTTTGGTTGTTTTGAAATCCCCAAATGTCCTTTGATTCTACAACATTGTATCCAGTGCAACTATCTTTTATCTTCGCATAAATCTCCTTTGCGTAGTTGATCTCAGGTAACTTAATATACAAGTAAGGTTCGAATGCCGTGGTTACACAGACGGATTTTCCATCTTCGGTCTTACCAAAAATACTTATTAAATGTTCACCTACAGGACCATCGTCATCTCCAGTATCCTCTTCGTCTCGTGCTTCCCATGTGAGTGCTTGAAAAACCACCATCTTCCTTATGTATAACTGGAGCTAAAATTTTAATATACTTTATTAGTAAATGTCAGCTGCTTTGATTGACCTCGTGTCCAAGGGTGCCCAGGATGTATACATCACTGGTCAGCCTGAAGTAAGTTTTTTTCGCCAAAATTATAAGCGTCACACAAATTTTTCTATTAAGCCTGAGCGTATTGACTACATTGGTAGTTTCACATCGGGTGCCGAAGTCAGTATTCCCATCAAGTCGAAGGGTGACCTTCTGAGCTATGTGTGGATCGAAGCTCCAGGTATCTCTGCGACAGGTGCTAACAACACTGGTCTGTTTTCCAGTGATTCCAGTCCCACCGAGTTCCTTCTTTACATTGGTGGTCAACAAGTGTGCCGCCTTGATTCTTTATATGTTCAGGGTGTCCACAATGTTCTTTATAATGAAACTCAGGCTCGTGCTTCTTCTACTGTATCCACAGCTGAAATGAAAGATAATGCGAAGAACAATGCCGGCACCGCCGACAGTTTTGTGATTCCTTTCTTCTTCAGCCAGGATTGGACAAAATCTCTTCCTTTGGTGGCTATGCAATATCATGATGTGGAGATTCGTATCAAGTGCCGTGATGGTACCTTTTCTTCTAGTCCCAAGGCCTACGCTATGTATGCCTATCTCGACACCGAAGAGCGTAAATTCTTTACTGATAAGGAGCATGAGATCCTAATCACCCAAACCCAGTATCAGATGGTTGATTCTACTGCATCGGACATTGATCTCACTTATTTCAATCATCCCACGAGTGCTCTTCACCTTGTGTCTGCCAACGTTGGTTCCGCTTGGGATGCGGCATACACTTTCGATGATGCCACTCTTTACATTAATGGTACACCCCTCTCCGAGGATATGTCCAGCCATTATCATCACAGTGTTGTGCCTAAGATGCATTGCCAGAACCTCCCCGACAATCTTCTTGAGACAGCCCCCGTTTACACGTGGCCTTTCTGCCTCAACCTCGGTAAGTCCCAACCCAGTGGTTCCCTTAACTTCAGCCGCATAGACACCGCCAAGGTTGCACTTCGCAATGTTTCCGGTGGTAATGCGACCCAGCGTATGTATGCCGTTAACTTCAACGTACTCCGCGTCAAGGATGGTCTTGCAGGTGTTGCATTTGGTAACTAAATTACAACCTAAGTCATAACATCCCGTGTGTATTGCATATTTTCCAACATGGTAAAGAAAGTCTCAGCTTCTAAATCTGTCAGTAAGGTCCGGTCCGGGGTGACCAACCTTGTTCTACAGATTCAAAAGGTGACTAAAAAATCAAGGGAACGAAAAA